CCAGCTGGAACTAGGGAGTCAAAAAGTAAGGAGTCTATCTAATGCAAGACACTAACGTTATCTCTCATTCTATGCTCGTCGATCGCGATGAGCAAGGTAACGCTTTCACTACCTCGCTGGTGATCGCTGACGGGACAGGTAATGAACATCGAGCTGTTCTACAACTTGTCAAAAACAACATCAAGTACTTTGAGAAGTTCGGAAGGGTCGCATTTGAGATGCAACCCTTTAAAACAGCTGGTGGAGTGCAAGAACGAAAGGTTGCGCTACTTAACCGTGAGCAGGCAACGCTCCTCATGACATACATGCGGAATAACGATGTTGTGCGTGATTTTAAGAAGCGTCTTGTGCAGGCTTTCTCTGAGATGGAGAAGCGACTGTCTGCCCCGGCGTTGTCTGGGCCGGAGCTTGTCGCCCGCGCGCTGATCGAAGCTCAGAACATGCTTGATGAGAAAGACCAGCAGATAAAAGAGCTTACCCCTAAAGCGGGGGCATGGGAGACGTTCTGCGGGTCTTCCGGCGATATGAGTGTGGCGGATACTGCTAAAGCGTTGAACTCTCGTAGGGGTGTTGATACTGGCCGTGATCGCCTGTTCAAGATGATGCAGGAGCTCGGCTGGACGACTCACTGCCACGGCTATTGGGAGCCTATGCAGTATGCGGTTGAGCGTGGCTACTTGGCGGGGAAGGTGAATATGCCGCGGTGGCGGCCTAACGGTGAGGCGTTTGTTCCTGCACCTACTGTGCGGGTGACTCCGAAGGGGCTAGACCGTCTCGCTGAGAGTCTACCTACCCGGCGTGTGGGAGGTGCGGACAGTGAGCAGTGATTCTGCACCGTACGTGTACACCTATGATGGCCCCGCAAACCTAATCGGTGATGAGTTCGGCTACCAAATGTCGCGGGACACGGTAAAAAAGGCAACGCTGCGCGGCGAGCTGCGGGCGGTGAATCGGGATGAGTTCGGTCTGCATGGGCCTATCAACATGTATGCGAAGAGTGATGTTCGCGAATGGTTTCTCGCCTATATGGGAGTGGAGTGATGGCGAAGAGTGAAAACACTGGCCTTTTCTACGAGTTGACGGATGAGACTATCGAGGTGCGCGGGCATACCCTGCACCGTATCCGCGCGTTGAAGGACATTAACAATGTTGTCCACGCCGGCGATCTTGGCGGGTTTGTGGAGTCCACTGCGAATCTTGATGCGAGTTGCGGTGCGTGGGTATTCGACGATGCCTGCGTCTTCGGTGATGCCGTGGTGTACGCCTCCGCCCGCGTGTACGGGCATGCGTGGGTGTACGACTCCGCCCGCGTGTACGACTCCGCCTGGGTCTTCGGTGATGCCCGCGTGTACGGCACCGCGCGTATCCATGGGGACGTCGAAGTCTGCGAGGGGGAATCATGACTGCTGCTCTTAGCTTCCTCCTAGTCGTGGCTGTGGGGGGCATGGTGTGTGAGCGTGTTATGGCTGTTGGTGGCGTTGTGTGTGAGCTTGTTGACCTTACCCTGGGGGTTGTTGACCGCCTGGTGGCTACATGTGTCATAGTGTCGAAATTAGGTGGTGCGAATCATTATGGATCGGTTTTGGCGTGATAAGGCGAAATGTGCCGGGCGACTAGGTTTCGTCGAGGCTCTTGAGAGAGTACCTAAAAAGTATCGAGCGAGGGCGGTTGAGGAGGCATGCCGGGACTGTCCTGTGATGCGGGAGTGCGCGCGGGATTGCTTCGTCTTGGGCGAGGACGGTGTTGTGCGTCTGCGAGATATGGGTGTTCCACGCGCTGGTGTGTGGGTGCCTGTTAATCCTCGCGCGGGGCTGAAGTCCTACCAGCTGTTGGTTAGGCGGGCTGGTGTCGATGCGTGATTATCCCCGCTGGGTGTGGGAGGACGACACCACTGAGACTGTCTCGATTATCGAGCCGTATGACTTTTACAAAGATTTGGAGCTTGAAAACAATGATTATTAAAGATTCTGACCGGGAGACCTGCCCGGATCGGTGGTTTGAGATTCGCCGGGGTGGGCTGACAGCGACGGAAGCCGGGGCTATCGCTGCTGGTAGGAGGACTATTGGCGGCGTGTGGGCTGATAAGAAGTCTGGTAAGAATGTTCCCTCTAATCCGTTTATGGAGTGGGGGAACATTATGGAGCCCCGCATTTTGGATTGGCTCCGTATGGAGCTGGATACCCAAACGATTGTTGCTAATTCTCATATCGTGGCGTGGGATGATGACCAGCGTTGTCTCGCTACACCGGACGGGTTCACGCATGGCGCTGTGGTGGAGTGCAAGACCACAGGACCGGACTGGGGCAGTTTGATTGCGGCTGATCCGCTGCGCGCTGAGGATTTCCGCGAGTTGGGGATTCTGCACTATTTCTACCAGTGCCAGTGGCAGATTCTGGTTTGTGATGTGGATGAGTGTTTTTTCGCGTGGAATGTTCGTGAGATTGCCCCGCTCGTTGAGCAGAAGGGTTTGACGTTCAGTATCAATGGAGAGCTGGGGCGCGATCCTAGCCTGATCTTCATGCCAGGAGATTTTCACTGTGTTCTAGTCGAGCGCGACGCAGATGCTGTTGAGAAGCGGTTGCGGGGGCGTGACGACTTCTTCGCCTATGGGGAGTCTGGAGAGCCGTCTATCCCGGATGAGGCTGTCGAGTTGATGCGGGAGTCTAACCGGCTGAAGGCGCGGGCGGAGATGCTGCGTAAGCGGGCGTTAGAGCTTGTGAAGCCGGTGCTCAATGCGGGTGATCGTGTGTCTGGTGAGTGGGGGAGTGTTTCGTGTTCTGAGCGGCGGGTAAGCCGTCTTGATGGTAAGGCGCTGGCCGCTGATCTTCCGGATGTTTTCGATAAGTATTCTTCCGAGTCTGTGTCTACGCAGATTCGTTTCACTTTGAAGGAGTCCTAGCTGTGAAGTTTAATCCTGCTGATTATGCGACTGTTGATGAGCGTTTGCGTGCTGCCCGGAAGGATAATCCGGAGATGGTGGTTGAGACGGTTCTCGCTTCTGATACTGCTGTCCCGTCTTCTGATGCTCTTCGTTGGGTTTTCCGCTGTGACCTGTATAAGTCGGCGGGGGATCGTAAGGATGGGTTGCGTTGGTTGTCTGGTTGGGCTGCCGAGGTCGATGGGCTTGGTGGTCCTGTGAATAAGACTTCTGCCAGTGAGAACGCGGAGACTAGCGCTATTGGCCGGGCTTTGGCTAACGCTGGCTATTCGGGCGATAGGCGGGCTTCTCGTGAGGAGATGGAGAAGGTTAACCGCTATGAGGCGGCTGAGCGTGAGCTACTGAAACTGATCTCTGAGGCGGCTGATAAGGACGCTTTGACCAAGCTGTGGAACTACGCGTCCGGTAATGGTTTGGCGCGGTCTGAGAGCGTTTCTGAGGCATTCAGGCAGCGTGGGGAGGAGCTCAAAGCATGAGTGATCTTGAGTACACGCCGGTGATGGTGGAGCAGCAGCTCCGTAGGCTTCTCCACAATCTTTCTGAGGCTACTAAGACTCAAGATGAGGCGTACGGGCGGTTCTTGGATGCTAAGCGTGCGCTAGATTTCGCTGAGGCCTCAGCGTTCGTTGAGACGGTCGGTAAAGTCTCTGTGAAGGATCGTGAGGCGCTGGTGGCGTTGGCTACTGTACACGATCGTGAGGCCTGCGATGTGGCCGATCGGGCGTATCGGTATGCGCGTTCTCGTCGGGAGATGCTGAAGATTCAGATTATGGGTGTGCAGACGATTGGTAAGTCGGTGTCAACCGCGTATGGGGCTGTGGGGGTGGTGGAGGCGTGAGTGCTGAGTTTACTCCGAATGTGCGTGGCATTGTTTTGGAGCGGTGTCAGGCGCATTGTGAGCGGTGTGGTAGGCCTACTCCGTTTGGCGAGTTTCATCATCGGTTGCCGCGGAAGATGGGTGGTACGCGGCGGGGTATTGGAACTGTGAAAAATTGTTTGTATGTATGCAATTGTTGCCATCACTATATACATTTGCACCCGGGTGAGGCTTACCTAAAAGGGTGGCTACTTCGGGACACGGAGGAGAACGTTAGGGAGGTGTGCGAAGAATGAGTATCGAGGCTGTTTCGTGGGCGCTGAACACCAAGCGGGTAGCAACGCCTATGCAGAGGTTGGTACTTATCGCTGTAGCTAATCATGCCGATAAGCG